CTTCGCGCTACGCCCCGTGACCAGACAAGATCGAGCTGTTTACCTAAAACAGTTTCGAGTCTAAGTCAGAGATCCCGTTACTGGCTGTAACACCACCAGTGATTGGGTCTTCCAGATTTCCAGCTTATTTTATCTTCCTTTCATTAGGTTGAAAGAAGATATTCTGAAGAAATTCAAAGTCTCCTCTGGGAAGAGGAAACGTTCCTTTCTTCTGTAGGCAGGTTATGATAAAACCTAATTTAATGACATCACGCCTAGATTCTCTTAAAGAGTAAATCTTAGCAGTTGGTTGTACTGGCCGTTTGGCCGCTACATCCATGACATCAGAAAACTCATCTAAATTTGAAGCGACTTTATCGTCCAACAAATTCTGATGGGAGGTTATATTTATAATATCCCTCATATATCGAAGTTCATCATCATCTAAACATTTAGATCATGACGATCAATATCTCAATTTATCAAGAGTTATGCTAAGCATCTCTCATTGAAACTTGTTATATTCATCTATTTGCTTTTCTGTTTCTTTTGAAACATATTTAAGCATATAGTTGTCGAAATGTGAGGCACATTTATTCTGGATCCGAAACATTCATTCTTTATGGAATTCCTGACCATAAAGATGACGGATGAATATGTTTATTACGTCTTCTCTGATTTTACTCGGAGATTTCCTATTAAATCATATGTCACGTGCATTACCAAGCTCAGTTCCAAGTCAATCTTTGATTGAACTTGCCAAGTATTCATCAGTTATCCTTTCTAAAGGAGCTGATTTAACTGGAATCGCATTCTGAACCTTTCGGAATGTGTAAGAACAGAGTAAGAGGGTTTCTACTCTGTTAGAAGCTCCGGGGTACAGGATAGGATCAAACGAAAGTTGGTGTCCAATTTCATTACACCTAACTAAGAATCCAGCCTCGCTAGCGAGGTTGTCTTCAAGTAGGCGTAAAGGGAGAGGTGAGATTTCTCGACCGTTAATGAATAAGCGTTTAGCGAATTCAGCAATGGATTTGTCTTGTGTTGAGACAAATGAATCGGATTCTTTGAATTCGATCTCAAGACTTCTTAACAAGTCTTTGTAAGACGTTGCTAATCTATCATCAGAAATGACTATGTCATCTCCGATTATTAGATACCTGTCCTTGGTTCTTATACGTTTTCGGTATCCAGCTAACCTTACGATTAGATGATGACATAAAGCAAAACTCGCTCATGAGGTATAAATACCCATTGGTGAGCCAACTCTATATCTTGTTTCTAATCGTTCGCCGCTGGAGTTTTGATATTCCACTCTGGGTCTTAAGACATATTCTTTAAACTCTTTCTCAACTGGTTTAATCCAGGGAAATAAAGTTGAAAGAAGCGTCCATTGGATTTCACTAGGGAATCTATCGGTCGCTTTACTCAAATCAATTGAGTGAATTGATCGACGTTCCTTAGTTCATCTCTTTAGCACTTCAGAGGATTTTGACTGGTCTCATGAACAATCTTCAGGAATCTTCCTTAAGATATTCATGAGGTATCTATGGTAGTTTCTCAATACCATTTGTATGGTATGACTACCAATAGATACTATTCTAGTCTGTCCTCCGTAGTCTGCTATTTGAGATAATCTAATAGATGCGTTTGTCTCTTGAATTAACTTTGAAATCTTAGATTTTCTGTTCTCGTTAAATAAAACAAGATCAGCTTCTTTAGTATTTTCAAGTAACTCAGAGTATAGAGATTGTCAATCGGTAGTCTCGTCAATAACGAGCTTACCTTTTGAAAGTCCACTGTCTATCAAGTGTGATAAGAGATTTTCTCTTTCACCATGATCATGTCAGTAGATGTCCTCTAATGGAAATGATGTAATAGCAGGAACTTTC